TCATATGAAAGATACTAAAATCCCTTTGGATATAGCGTTTGTTAAAGAAGATGGTACAGTAGAAAGTATAAAAGAATTAAATCCATACAACATTCTTCCAGTACCATCTGAAGGTGATGTTCTGTATGCATTAGAAGTTAATAGAGGTTGGTTTACTGAACATAATGTAAAAGTGGGTGATAAGATTATTGATAACGAAGTAAATGAAAATGTAGATACTTCTAACTGGAAAGATGAGTTTAAACCTACAGAGTATGAGTTTACTGATATAATTAAACCAGAACCAATGGTGTCACCAAAGTCATCTGTTGAATGGGAAGATTTAGGGGAAGCAACGAAACTTCCTATAAAAAGGAATGGTCAGATTGTAGATACATACTTGAGATGGAGAGGAAAGAACTTCATGTTACAAATGTTCTTTCCCCAATTAAAGAAACCTTCTAGAAAAGAAGTTCTTACTCAATTACAAAAAGTTTATCCTGGATGTAAACTTTGGAACTATCAGATATCTGATTACAATCCAGGTGAACCTTTGATGCAAGTACCTAATTAAAATTATGGAAGAAGTATATCTTGGTAATCCCCTTTTAAAAAAAGCAAATGTCCAGCAAGAGTTTACTAAAGAGCAGATTCTTGAGTTCATGGCATGTAAGAATGATCCAGTATATTTTGCAAAAAATCATGTAAAGATTGTTTCTCTTGATGAAGGTCTTGTACCTTTCCAACCATATGATTTTCAAGAAAAGTTAATAGAAAATTTTCACGCAAATAGATTTAATATCTGTAAGATGCCTCGTCAGACTGGTAAGTCTACAACGTCGGTATCATATCTTTTACATTATGCAGTGTTCAATGATAATGTTAATATAGGTATTCTTGCTAACAAAGCAGCAACTGCCAGAGACTTGTTGGGTAGATTACAAACTGCATATGAAAACTTGCCTAAATGGATGCAACAGGGTATTATATCTTGGAATAAGGGTAGTTTAGAGTTAGAAAATGGTTCCAAAATCCTGGCTGCTTCGACTAGTGCCTCAGCTGTTCGAGGAATGTCATTCAATATCTTGTTTTTGGATGAGTTTGCATTCGTTCCAAATCATATTGCTGACTCGTTTTTTGCCTCTGTTTATCCTACTATTACTTCTGGTAAAAGTACGAAAGTCATAATGGTTTCTACCCCTCACGGGATGAATCATTTTTATAGGTATTGGCATGATGCGGAAAGAGGAAAGAATGAATATGTTCCAACAGATGTTCATTGGAGTGAAGTACCTGGTAGAGATGATGTTTGGAAAGAACAAACAATTGCCAACACTTCAGAACAGCAATTTAAGATCGAGTTTGAGTGTGAGTTCTTAGGATCTGTTGATACTCTTATTGCTCCTAGTAAGTTAAGGAGTATGGTTTATCAACAACCAGAAACTCAAAGTGGTGGTCTAGATGTATATGTACAACCACAAAAGAAACATGATTATGCAATATCAGTGGACGTGGCAAGAGGAGTGGGAAAAGATTTCTCTGCATTTGTAGTTGTTGATATTACAGAGTTCCCTCATGCAGTAGTAGCAAAATATAGAAATAATGAAATAAAACCAATGCTCTTCCCTAGTATTATAGAAGAAGTTGGAAGAAATTATAATGATGCATTTGTTTTATGTGAAGTAAATGATGTAGGAGATCAAGTAGCATCTATATTAAATTACGATTTAGAATATAAAAACCTTCTTATGTGTTCTATGAGAGGTAGAGCAGGTCAAGTTGTTGGTCAAGGATTTTCTGGTAAGAAGACTCAGTTAGGAGTTAAGATGTCCAAGACAGTTAAGAAGGTTGGTGCTCTTAACTTAAAAACATTGATTGAAGAAAATAAACTTCTTTCATGTGATTATGATATCATGAGTGAATTGACAACATTCATTCAAAAGAACAATTCTTTTGAGGCAGAAGAGGGATGTCATGATGACCTTGCAATGTGTCTTGTCATATACGCATGGTTAGTTGCACAGGATTATTTTAAAGAACTTACTGATCAAGATGTAAGGAAGAGACTTTATGATGAGCAAAAGAATCAAATAGAACAAGACATGGCTCCATTTGGGTTTATGGATGATGGAATGGAGGATAGTAGTTTTGTAGATAATCAAGGTGATAGGTGGCATACTGACGAATATGGAGACCGTTCTTACATGTGGGAATACATGTCTTAGGGTGTTCATGCATAGTTTCCCCTATGAAAATGAAGATTTGAATAAATATTTTCAGATTAATTAACTGAGAATCGGAGACAAAAAACATGGCGACTCCTCAATTATCTCCTGGTGTTTTAGTCAGGGAGGTTGACTTAACAGTAGGAAGAGCTGAGAATGTATTAGATAACATTGGTGCAATTGCAGGACCATTTGCAATTGGACCAGTTGATGAGGCAACAGACATTTCTACAGAACAAGAACTTATTGATGTATTTGGTGAACCCAAAAGTGGTGATGCCCAATATGAATACTGGATGGCAGCATCATCTTACCTTTCCTACGGAGGAGTTCTTAAGGTAGTAAGAACTGCAGGATCAACTCTAGCAAACGCAAATGCTGGTGTTGGTGTTGGATCTGCTACTATGACCAATGCTAACAGGATTGACAACTATGATGATTATATAAACAATCATTCAGAGGCAACAAACTTTAATTTTGCTGCAAAGAATCCTGGTTCTTGGGCAAACAAGTTAAAAGTATGTACTATTGATGATGCTGCAGACCAGACACTTACTTTAGCATCAATCGACAATTCTGCTACAGTTGGTATGGCAGTTACAACTGCACTTGATGGTGTAGTCATTCCTGGTGCAGGAAGTACTTCAGCATTTACTGGATACCTTAAGTCAATTATTACTTCTATTAACACAACTACTAATGTAGCGGATGTTAAGATTGTATCAAGAGTTGCAACTGACGGAACAGAAACAGCAATTGATTATCAAGAGGGTGCTGATTATGCATCTTTCCAAGCTGCTGATCAAGCATATGTTATTAATAACAGTGGAACTAAAGTTGGTACTGTAGCAGCAGTAAACACAGTAGTTGACTGGTATGACCAACAGACTCTTGGATTAACTAATTCAACAGTTTTCTGGAAGTCAATTGCTGGAAAACCAAAGACAAACAAATATTCTTTAGATAGAGCAGGTAAGAACGACGGACTTCACGTTGTTGTGGTAGATGATTTAGGAACAGTTACAGGTATTCAAGGACAGATTCTTGAAAAGCATACTAACCTATCAAAGGCATTAGATGCAGTATCTGATGTTAATTCACCTCAAAAGATTTGGTATGAGCAGTATATTGCAGATTTCTCTGACAATGTATACGCTGGTGGTAATCCATCTGCTGCTGCCGATAGTTATTGGGGAACAACACCATTAGCAACTGGATTCTCTGCAGGATTTACAGCGAATACAACTGCAGAAGGTCTATGGGGACAAAATGCACAAGGAGTAACATTCAGTGCAGTTGGTAATGCAACATATACTTTATTTGGTGGAGTAGATTACTCTGCAACAAATGGATATGGAGCAGCATTAGCAGATTTGATTACTTCATACGGTAAGTTCTCTAATAAAGACGAAGTAGAAGTAGATTACATCATAATGGGTCCAGGATGTGGCACAAAAGCAGAATCACAAGCAAAAGCAAATTATGTGATTTCTCTTTCAAATGCTAGAAAGGATTGTGTTTCTACTATCAGTCCACATAGAGGAGATCTTGTTGGAATAACAAATAGTGATACCCAAACAACTAATGTAATTGATTATTTCAGTACATTGAGTTCTTCATCTTATGCGATATTTGACTCTGGGTACAAATACATGTATGATAGGTTTAATAACAAATTCCGTTATGTTCCTTGCAGTGGTGACATTGCAGGTTTGATGACAAGAACTAATCTTGTTGCTTATCCTTGGTTCTCACCTGCTGGACAGCAACGTGGTATACTGAATAATGCAATTAAACTTGCATATAATCCAGATAAATCACAAAGAGATAAGTTATATCCTAACAGAGTAAACGCTGTTATTACACAACCTGGTGTTGGAACCTTATTATTCGGTGACAAGACAGGTCTTGGTTATGCATCTGCGTTTGATAGAATTAACGTTCGTCGTTTATTCCTTACAATCGAGCAAGCACTTGAAAGTGCAGCAGAAGCTCAACTCTTTGAACTCAATGATGAGTTAACAAGAGCAAACTTCCGCAATATTGTGGAACCATACCTACGTGACGTTGAGGCAAAGAGAGGAATATATGGATTCCTTGTTGTTTGTGACACTACAAACAATACACCTGACGTTATTGATAATAATGAGTTCCGAGCAGACATCTTCCTGAAGCCTGCGAAGTCAATCAACTATGTTACTCTTACTTTCGTTGCTACCCGTACTGGTGTTAGTTTCGAGGAAGTAGCAGGTCGAGTTTAACCTTATAATCTAAATACAACAGGAGGATAACAAATCATGGCAACATCCAGAGATACCAAAACCATCTCACAATTTAAGTCAGCACTCGTCGGTGGTGGTGCAAGACCCAATTTGTTCGAGGTAGAGTTAACCACTTTACCTAATGATATTGCTTGGAACGCAGACAATTTCAGATTCATGTGCAAAGCAGCAGCATTACCTGCTCAAAACATTGCTTCAATTGACGTTCCATTTAGAGGTCGTACTTTTAAAGTTGCTGGAGACAGAACCATTGATACATGGACTGTAACCATTATTAACGATGAAAGTTTTGAACTCAGAACTGCATTCGAGGCATGGACAGAAGTTATTGCTAAGTTAGATAATAACTTAGGTGCTACTGATCCATCTGCTTATATGACTAATG